AAAAAATATGTGCTGATTTCTTTGCTTTAGTAGGTGGACATTCTGGAATAAACATTTTAAACTCACAACACAATTTTGAAGATTGTAATTATGTTGTTGTAAGTGGAGTAGATACAGAAGTTGTAGAGGTTGATTACTCTTCTTTGACTGCAACCAAAAAAGGAAAGATAAACGCTTTTGCTAACTTGCTAAAGGATTTAGCGCAATAATATCACTTATGAAAATGGCCGGAAAAGCAGTTATGAATGTAATTTCTTCAGATCCTGGAGATGGGATTAAAACATTTTTTAAAAATCAAAAGCGTAAAAAAATGCTTCTTGATCAAGGTCAAGGAAAATATGCCGCCCCATTAAGATATGCTGTCCGTCAAACGACTAAAAATGTTAAAAATAAAATTAAAGATTTTATTTCAGATGTAAAATCAATTGGAGATGCTAGACAGGCTAAATTAGATGCAGGAGGTAAAAGACCTGGAAGAAATAGTTCTGTCGGTGTATGTGATAAAGGTGGTAAATGTCAAAATTAAAACGCTATGAAAAATTTAAAAAACATGAAGATGTCCCAAGCTATGGGAAAAGGACCAGGAGATCCTGAGCCGCCAACAAAAAAAGGAATTGGCAAAGGCAAAGGAAATCTTCAAATTGGAATTGCTTCAGTAATAGCCGGAGGGATAGGTGCTTTAGCCGCAGCAATCGCTAAACGTAAAAAGAAGAAAGAGGCTGAGAGAAAGAAGATGGTCGAGCAAGACATCAAAGAAGAGATGGAAGAAAAAGAAGAATATTAATCAAAATCAATATAATCATGATGAAACCTAAAAAAGGCGGCCTACAAGATAAGCTGAATGCCGCAATGGAAAGAATGAACGCAGGAAGACAGGCAAAACTTACTGCTAAATCAGAAGTAGCTGCTAATCAAGGAAACATGAAGAAGGCTGCCAAACTTGAAATGAGATCTAAAAAAGTAGCTCTTCGTAGCGAAAAGCGTCAAGCAATTTCTGATGCTAAAAAAGCAATGACTCCAATGAGTGAGTCAAGAAAATTTGATGTGCAACGCATAGACAGAATGATTCCGCCTCCTGTTGATATTAATTTTCAATCTAACGAGATGAGAAACATGAAAAACGACCTTAACATGTATAAATCTAAAAACAAATAATACACAAAACCAATGAGTTTTGATTTATTTCAAGACAATATTGGTACAAAGGGCATAGATACATCTGAGTGGAAGCCTAATCACCCTGAGTTTGAATATCCAAAAATCTTTGTTGATTGGGTAGATTCAATAAACTCGGGATGGCAGAACAAGATTAAGTACTTGCCTTTTGACCTATATTGCGAACAAGCTAAGCAATGGCTATTAGACGAGTCTCAAATAACAGACTACGACAACGAAGAAGATCAGATAGGATGGCTTCTACGAGAAATAGAAAGGTGTAAAGACAACACCTTATATTTTTGCAACAAATACGGATTTATCAAAGAAGACCGGTCTCCAAATGGTATGCTTAAATACCAAGCGTGGGATGCTCAACGTGTACTTCTATTTCTTTTTGATTGTGGGTATTCCATGATGATTGGAAAAGCTCGTCAGATTGGATTTACTACAACCATGTGTCTTGCAGGAATGAAGCGTGTGAACTTGAATAAATCATACTTTATCAAGTTTGTAACGCACTCTAAAGAAAAAGGTGTAGAGATATTCCGAGATAAGGTAAAGTGGACATACACAAAGATTCCTGATTACATTGCCCAAGAAGTAAAAAACTGGACTGATCAAATCATGAACTTCGACAAGAAAGGAGAAAGAAAAGGACGTGATGAAGGTGGTGGCTCAAGATTCCAGGTAGATAGCCCTGCTATAGACTCTATCAATGGTGGTTCTCCATCTGCTGTATTCGTGGATGAGATTGGATTGTTTGATATATTCGGTGAGATGATGCGTGAAGGTCGTCCTGCATTATTCAAGTATAACCCTGAGACAGGAAAAATGAATATGCAACAGCAGTTTATTGCTTGGGGAACGGGTGGAGAAATGGATAAGGGTGGATCTGTGTTTGAGTCAGAGTTTAAGATGTGTTTAAAACAATGGAAAGAAAAAAATTATGAGTATGGAATCATACCTTTATTCTTCAACGCTTATGCAAGAAGAGGAGTTGACGACAAGCACATTCAAAACGAGCGAAAGGCATACTTGGCCCTTGAAGGAACAAAGAAAGGTGAGATTGCCAAAGTTCAGTTTCACCAACACTACCCAATTACAATCGATGACATGTTCATCCGTAAGTCACGAACATTATGGCCTATACATTCATGCAACAAAAGGCTGAATGATATTTACGGAAAAGATATTCCTATTGAGTATGGTTATTTTGAGCCAATAATGGATTATAACAGCCCTACGCCTGATTTGATAACAGAATATAGGATTGTTGGTGCCAAATGGATTCAGACAGCTACTAGAGAGGATGTTTCAACAACATCAGTGATAATACATCATCCCCCTGTAGGAGAAGCATGGAAAAACAGATGGTATCAAGGTACTGACCCTATTAACTCTGAAACAGGTCACTCCATGATGTGTAGTGCTATATGGGATTCTCTTACAAATAGTGTTTCATCTGTTGTATTTCACAGAGATAAAAAGTTTAAGTACACATATCTTCAGGTTCTACTTCAATCGTTATATTACGATCAAGTAAATAGGGGTGGCGTGAAAGAGCTTATAGAAAACAATATTGGGGATATGCATTTAGATTTTCAAGAAACGCTTGGTTTTAAATCAAAATTTACTGCTAACACTCAATTACCTGAATACTTCCATACGCATGGAGGTAAATGGTTTGGAATATCTAATAAAGCAAATACAGCTCCACGTATCATCGCTAAGCTAGAAGAAATGCTTGATGGTTATTCAGAACAAATTGATGTACCATGGTTTTGGGAGCAAATGAAAACATTTGTTGAAAAAGACCTTAAATCACAGACAAGCCATAGACAAACAAGGTATCAAGCAGCCGATCCAAGATATGATTATGATGATAGCATATTTGCTATTGCTTTTGCATACATAAACGCTATCTCTCACGCAAGATATGAACCGGAGAATGTTAGAGGAGAGACTTCAGAGAAAAATGTCGTAGTAAGATATGTCCAATCAAGAGAAACAGGATTTAGAATGAAGCGAGCAAGGGTAGATAAAGTAACAGGGAAGATTGTGAAAATCCTGGATTAGTACCAAAGTTTTAGTTGCTTAAAAACAACTTTGTCTTTTGAAAATCCTATTTCCTTATGGTGCCACACGTTTCCATCTTTTCTTTCAATCTTGCAGATGTACGTGTTTAGTATATCATAGAATAGTTTTAACTCTTTTTTATTCATCTTCTTGTTTGACAAAAATCTGTAATGTGGGTTATCATCATCCTGTCCTTTGTTTGGATTATACCAATAAAGCCAATATTCAGGTACTTTCCTATCGTATTCAAATGCTGTTGTTAGGTATGATTTAACGACAAAGTGTTGGGTCTTATTTTCTAAGATTTGCTTAAGCTTGTTGCTTGAGTATGTTGATGAGGTACTCACTAATCAGCCTGTTGAATCTCAAAAAGCTCATCAAGAAGATTCTCTACAGCTTTCTCAGCTTCTTTTGTATCGTCTTCCTTGTACGGCCTAAACCTATTAGCAGCAAGAAATTTGTAAGGTGAATCTTCAGGAAGTGCTATCTCTTCTAGCTTATATCCTATTGACATGTTTTGTCTACGCATAAACTGAGCGTCAATTACTGTGTACACCTCTCCCTTTTTTATCCAGGCACACTGACCAAGATCAGATGGCTTGAATCTATCGTTAACGCAAATAACTTTAAATGGCTCCATAATCATATACTAAAAAACCCTACCCTTTCAGCGTGCGGGCATACTCGGGTAAGGTTTTAAAACTTTAACACAAATAACAAAGCAATGTTCCGCACAACATTATGGCAAATGTAAAAAAAAATAAATACAAAACAAATTCTTAAAAATTATTTTAGTAAATCCTATTTAACATAATGTTTATGAAAAAAAGAAAAAGAAAAAAAGAAAAAAAAGAAAAGAAGCAAAAGAAAAAAAAGAAAAAAAGAAAAAGAAATGATATATAAAAGGATTTTGTGAAAATTTTTTTATTTCAAAATAAATTATATTTGCAAAAGCTATGCACGGTGCATGGTTTTTTGTTAAACCACACAGATGGAAACATCGGTGTATAAAAATTATTTACGATGGCTATTTCTTATAAACTGCCTAGAATTGAAAATATCGATAGAGTATCGGTATTAGAAACTCCACTTGCGACAGACACTGCTCTAGCTTCAGGTGTTTTGACTATTCTTGATGAGAATGGTAATGTTGCTATTGAAGTGAAGGCTTGTGACCTTCTTTCTTTTAGCTATGCTGCTTACAGCGCAGGTGTTCCTAATGAGCAAGAAGTTGACTTGTCAGGTGTTAGTATGGTTGCTAATAACAACTACACACTTACAGTTTACGCTCCTTACGTAACTAACTTCTTCGCAGGAGGACAAGAAACAGGAGCTATTTTCCAAACTCGTACTTACGTAGTTGGAGTAGATGCTACACCTACTGTAGATGAGCTTGGTGCTTTGTTCGAAGCTCGTATTGCTGCTGACGTAAATGCATTCTTTACTGCTTCTTACGCTCTTGGTGGTATTCTTACGATCACAGCTCTTTCTGCTGAGGCAGGTCAAATGCAAATCACTGCTCCTGTAGGTTCTGTTATTTCAACAACTGTTGCATGGGTTGAGCCTACAGGTTCTTCTGCTGAAGTTCTTGGGTATGTAAACAACGCTTCTTTGGTTGTTGCTGGTGCTCAGTATGATCGTTTCATCATCCGTTACCGTAAGTTCATCCGTCACAATGCTGTTACAGGAAATCAAGTTGTTAGACCAATTAACTCTCTTGTTTACTTGAACATTGCTGATGGTGGTACTGCTGCTGCTGTGACATTGCTTACAGACATCCTTTCTGGAGCTTACACTCCTGTAGCTGACTATTTGGGTGCACCTCAGGTGTAATTAAAAATGCTATATTTGTGGGGTAGGGGTCTTTGGCCTCTACCCTTATTTTAAGATATGGCAGAAGAAAAAGAAGTTGAGGTAGTTCTTTTTAATCTTGAAGGCGAAGGTGATTTAAGGATTGAATATCCTGAGTTAGCTGAAACGGAAGAGTTCAAAGATTTAAGAGTAAAAGAAGTAAGACTCTGTTGGTTGATAGGAAATAGAACATCTCCTATTTACAAGATGAGCAAAAAGGAGCGAGTCTTTAAAGCCCTGGAAATTGTATATGGAAAATACTATGACAGGAATAAAGATTTGCAAGGGATTATCAACGGAGACATCCCTGAGAACATAAAAAATGGAATTCGTAAAATGGAGCTTTACAACCCCGAGTACCGGTTGAAAGCAAAATTGATGAGTCAGTATATGTTTGAAATCTTGAATGACATGATATTGTTGGATGCTACAACACTTGCAACAATGGATATTGACGAGAAGAAAAAATATACAGACCTTGTGGTCAAAATCCATTCAGAATTACCTGATATGGTAAAAAGGTTAGAGACTTCTTATGGCGTTAAAACCATTGAGAGGAAAAGCAAAAAACAAGTTATGGTTGGTATTAATGATGTATTAAAGTAATATGAGTTTCACCTTTCAATCAGGTCAAATTAGACCTAATAGGCTTACAGCTAAAAAAGATAAATCTTATCATAGAGATTATGCAAAGTGGTGTCTTTCAGCTATGAGTAACTTTCTTTACAGGAAATACATCAATAAATGTTTAGTAAATTGGTCTTTTTATAAAGGAGGGGACAATCAGTGGATATTTGATGAAGATATTGAAGCATTCTTCCTTGATGAATCAGGAGACGTAAGAAACAGGCTTAAGTGGACAAAAAACGTTATTAAGCCAATGGTTCAGCAATATGTGGGTAATGCGATTAGGCTTTCTTATGATGCAAAGGCAAAATGTATATCTGATTTTGTAATAAACAAAAGAGAAGAGGATAAGAATAAACTTTTGGCTATGCAAGACCTAGCTGAAACATGGCCGTTTTTTAAAGGTATCATAAAAGATAATTTTCCTATTCAAGATACTGCTTTTGAAACAGCAGAATATTTTGACAACACATTTGTTCAAGACTATGAGGAAACAATAAACAATTTGATTGAATTCATTGCTGAGGAGATAAACATTGATGAGTTAAAAGTTCAGATAACAAGAAACCTTGCATTAAGTGGATTGGGAATCTACAAGGGGTATGAGGCTAATGACAATTACGTTGCAGAAGCTGTTAACCCTTTGTTTTTTGGTTGGGATATGTCAGCTAGAAAGCCAGACCTTTCTGATTCTGAGTACATGTATGAGTGGTACTACATGGATGTTCCTACATTATTTGAAAGGTACCCTAGTTTAACTCCAGATGAAAGAACTTCTATTGAAAATTACAGCATCAATAAAAATAATCAAATACATAAAATAATAAACGGTATATATACTCAAGCAGCAGATAAAATACCTGTATACGAAACATATTGGAAAGACGTTGAGAAAAGAGAATATGGATGGGTAATAGATGAGTATGGATATCCTTATTATACAATGATAAATGATCCTGAATCTAAATACACAGATAAAGACCTTGTCGAACCGGCTACAGATAAGCATAAGGAAGAGATGGGCAAAAAGAAAAAGCATACCATCTTTGTAGATGTACTTCGTTACGCAATAATAATACCTCAAGGAGAGATAGGTGGAGTAAGTGGAGATATTGTTCTTGAATATGGAATAGCACCTTACCATGAAAGAAATCTATATGATCCTTCAAATGTTAAGTTTCCATATAAGTGTTACACATGGGTTTATGATAGAGGAGAGGTTCTCACACCTTTAGATGATGTTATTGATCCTCAGAGATTCTTGAATAGAACGCTTTCTGTTGTTGAATCTCATTTGTCAAGCATGAGAGGAACGGGTACTGTTATTTCAAAATCAGCAGTTGACGATAGAGATGGTGAAGCAGATATCAATAGAAATATCAATGCTTCAAAACCAATATTTGTAGATACTGACCGAGTTGGTTCAGTACAGAACGCCATAGGAACTTACGGGACCAATATTGGTGCAGGAACACTTCAGATGTTCCAGGTTATTCAGCAGGTTCAACAGAGTATACAAGATGTTACCGGAGTGAATGAGGCTATGACAGGAACACAGGGAGGAAGCGATATGTTGGTTGGAGTTATTGAGGCTCAAATTCAGAGGGGTTCTTTAGTTCAAGAACCTTTCTATTGGGCTTTAACATCCATATTGAAACAAGCATATGAGCATATGGCAACTGTTGGTAAGGCAGTTTACTTTGACAATCCTAGAAGACTTGCTATGATGGTAGGCGACAAAGGATTCAAAGACATAAGTATTACAGAGGATAATATGATGCAGGACTATCGTGTATTCATAAACAGGTCAGAGTCAAAAGAACAAGGAATTGCAAATGGCAATCAACTATTATTTACGTTGCTTCAGGCAGGTCTTATTGACCAACAAATATTTTCCAATTTATTTAATAGAGCAAATCCTGATTTGATAGCTCAATCTATTAGACAATTTGCTAAAGATAAAGCTCAAGCTCAAAACATGGCTCAGAAGCAACAGGTTGAGAATGAATCTCAGGAAAGAATGGATATGTCAGATCAACAGGATCAAATGGCTATGATGATGCAGTATCAGCAACAGCAACAGCAGAAACAAGAAGACATGAAGCATCAGCAAGAGATGGAAAAAATAGCACTTAAAGAAGGCTCTAAAACAGAAAGAGATATACTTAAAAACACAGGTATACAATAAATTATTATTTTTGAACAAAATAAATTAAAATGAGCGACAGTATCTTTGACAAGGAGATCGAAGGAGCTATTGAAGATTTAAGCGGAACACCTTCTTCCTCAGGGGAGGAGATGACTGCTGAGATGCAAGAACAACTTCGACAAATTGAATCTCTAGCCCAAATGGACCCGGGATTCGCAAACTCGCAAGAGTACAAAGACTTGATGGCTGCACTAGAAAATAGTAGCCCTCAAGCATCTTCAGATGAAGAAGAAGATTATGAAGAGGAGGAAGACGAAGAAGAAGATGATGAAGAAGATGATGACATCTTTGGAATCATGAAAAGTCCTAAGAAGCAAAAAGAGGTTAAAGTGCCTTTTGAAGCTACAAAGG